CAATAATCTGGTTGATTGGTAGTTTAGAGTTGTCCATAAGTCTTCCTGTGATTAATGCGAATAAGGATGTTCTTGTCTGTGCTGACTTGGCGGCACGATATCTGTAATAGCGGTAATACTTTCAACCTCGTCCATTTCAAAGAAAAATCGCTCACCACCATTCACAGAAAGCAAACTTAAAACCCCACCATTGATGCCGACAAATTCTTTAATTGTGCATCTTCCATCCTTCAAGCACACCTGAACAAACTCATTCGGCACAAGATCTGCATCAGGGTCGCATACAACATACCAGCCATTACGAATTGCTGGAAACATTGAGTCGCCAGTGCCTTTAATGCCATAGGCTCTTGGACCCGCTGTATGAGTTGGAACATATCCATCACCTGCGTTCCCATCATATCCCATATCTGTGAAATACCCATCCATACCCATCTTGGAGTAAGCCTTAACAGGAACGTATCTTTTTTGAATAGGGAATGGCTTAGTTGGTGTTTGGACAAATTTAACAGCTTCTTCACTATCTGGAATATTGTACTTCTGCTTAAAGGCTTCAATATCAAGAACATTTAATTGAGGTAAATTGTTCGATTCTTGTTCAACCGGTCCGCCATAAAGCAACCAATCGTCACTCACACCTAAAAATTTCGCTATGACTTTCAAGTTTTCCGCTGTAGGGACGCTAGTGCCATCTAGCCATTTCTTTACAGCAACAGGAGATTTTTTTGTTGCTCTTGCTAAATCAGCGGCTCTTAATTTTTTTTCTTCAAGTTTTTGCCTAATTCGAGAGTGTAAAGACATAACAAATATTCCAAAAACATTAACTAATGTTAATACGATCTATTGAAACTATGGTTAACAAGTGGTAAATTGGGTTTATTAACTATAGTTAACTCGGTGTAACCATGAAAATTAGTGATCTCATGACATACCACGACTGCAAAAATCGAAAAGAGTTGTCTGAAAAAACTGGATATTCAACTGTGACCCTTTGGAAGTGGGAAAACAACGGTATACCAGCCAGAACTCAAGCAGTCCTGCAAGTCAAAACCAAAGGCAAACTTAAAGCCGATTTACAAGCATTAACCGCTTAGGAACTAAACCATGAGCAAAGTATCAACCGAATTGAGTGCAAGGGCTAGAAATGAAGTTTCTAGAGTTTTGCAAGCCCTTGCATCAAGCAATCAAAGTCAGGTTGCTGAACAGTTGGGGATTGATCCAAGCACATTATCACGAATGAAAAATGATAGAAAATCCAATGGCTTGACTGAGATTGAGAACTGTTTAGTGCTGTTGGACATTCTTGGATTTAAGACTGTCCTCAAGAAATATCGAATGATTAGCGAGGAAAAACTAAATGCGCTTTTTGTGATGTCAAAAGCGTGGATGGAAAGCAAACAAACCATTGACGATCTTTTTCAAGATGACATTGAAGATTTCGGAATGTGTTTTGAGCTTGGATATAAAGAAAAAGCCTGATGGATGAGATCAGGCTTAGTGTTCAAACAAGGTGGATTAAATGAACTATTCAATATTAGCAGACATTGAACTAAATCGGAAGATTAGTTTGTTTCAAAAAGCGGTTGAGGCTTATGTGCTTAATCGAACTCTCGAAAACTCTATGGCATTGGCTAAAGCGAAAGCTGATTTAGCTGCATTTGTATTGAGAGGTGTTTGATGAACAACATTCACTTAACCAAATCACAAATTAATGAAATGGCAGTAGCTGCGTGTGAGTTCAATCCGCAAGTTTACTTTTTGTTGTATGACTTTGAAATTGTCTATGTTGGCTCATCTGAGAATGTTCATCTTCGAATAAAAAATCATCTTAACTCTGACAAGCTTTTTGACAGCTATGCAGTTATTGATTGCTGTCCAGATCATGTATTGGCTGTTGAGTATTTTTATATTCAGAAATTTAAGCCGAAATACAATAAGAAGCTTAAGCCACGGAAGAGTGAGATTTATCAACCTTCAATTGTGGAGTTGGACTATGTCTAATTTTATTTCTAATGCATTCATGATGCCAAATGACCTTATTGATAAGGGTTATATGGCAAAAATGAAAGGTGCAGCTCTACCTTGTTATTTATTCATAGTGCGAAAAACACGTGGGTGGAATAAGTCAAACGATAACATCAGCATTTCACAGCTTGTTGAAGGTACGGGCTATAAAAAAGATGCAGTTCTAGGTGGTGTTGAACAGTTAATTACAATGGGTATTGTTGAGAAAATCTCTTTCCAAAATCGCCCATCAAAATACATCTTAACTGACAATATTATTGCTGTCGGAAATACCGATAGCGATAATTCCGCTGTCGGAAATACCGACACTGCTGTCGATATTTCAGATAGCAACTTGTCGGAAATACCGACACACAAAAACAATATAAAAACAACTAATACAAAAACAAATGTAATTAGTGATTCAAAGGCTAAATTTTCATTTGTTGAAGCACTTAAAAAACTTGGTGCAAATGATCAGTTAATTAATGACTGGTTAGCTGTTCGTAAGACTAAGAAGGCATCTAACAACCAAACTAGTTTTAGCCGCTTTGAAAGCCAACTCTCTAAAGCGAATCTTGATATCAACACTGTATTAAGAATCTGCATTGAGCGTGACTGGAAAGGTTTCGATGCTTCATGGTTAGCAAACGTTAATCTTTCTGAATACCAAGAACAAACTCAACAAACTATCCCTGAACAACCAGCAACACAATTCAAAGGCGTTGCTAAGAAATTTAAGGGGATGGACCAATGATTGAATTATTTTCTATCCCTGTTGAGCAAAGCATCTTGTCTACGTTCATGACAATCGATCAGGCAGCAGATGAGTTTATCTCTCAGATCGATGCACAAGATTTCTATGCATCACAACACCAGATCATCTTTGCCCACATCAAGAGCCAATTGAATAAGGGTGAAGCGTTTGATGAGGTGACTGTATTCGAGTTGATTAAAGCTAATCCGCTTGAAGCAAACCAAATCGATGAGCAGTTTCTTGTGAACCTCATGAATCGCGCAAGCAATGTGAGCTTGTTAGTAACGCACATCAAAAAGCTAAAAGATTTCTCTACTCGCAGAAAGCTTCAAGAGACTAGCAAGTTGATTAGTTCGATCGCTAACGACATGGCAACTCACACTGCTGAATCTGCTGTGAACAAAGCACAATCGTTAGTTCAAAACTTAGATTTTGGTGCTGGTGAGGAAAAGCTTAAACATGCTCATGAGTTTTCAAAAGAAGCTGTAAAAGAGTTCCTTGATCGCCACATGGCAATTCATAACCAAATGCCTTATGAGGGCGGTATCAAGACTGGCTTTACTGCTCTGGACAACAAACTAGGTGAAATCAGCAAAGGCGATCTAGTCATCATAGGTGCGCGTCCTTCAATGGGTAAAACAACATTTGCTCAAAACATCGCAGCAGACATGATGATCAACCAGTCTTTGCCGGTTCTATTCATATCAATCGAAATGAAGGGCAGACAGATCGCACAGCGCTTAATTAGCGGGATTGGTGGTGTAGAGCTACGCAAAGTATTAACAGGTCATATCGACCCAAATAGCGACGATACGCAGAAGGTGAATAAGGCTGCTCTTGTACTTGAGAATGCGCCTTTAATGATCGATGACAACAACCGTGCAACTGTGGCGACTATCCGAAGATCAGCGAAGAAGGTCATTGCTAAATACGGGAAGCTTGGAGCGATCTTTGTTGATTACATCCAGAAAGTTACACCGCTCACTAAAAACAACTTTGGCCGATCAGACAAAGATATTGGTGAAATCTCAAATGAGCTTAAGCGCATGGCGGGCGACTTTGATTGTCCTGTAATTGCCTTAGCCCAGCTTAACCGTAACTTAGAGAATCGCCCAAACAAACGCCCTGTTAATGCAGATCTAAAGGAATCAGGCGACTTAGAGCAAGATGCAGACATCATCATGTTTATTTATCGCGATGAAGTCTACAACAAGGATTCTAAAGAAGCAGGTACAGCAGAAATCATCATTGGTAAAGCTCGTAATGGCTCAATTGGCACAGTTCGATTAGCTGCTGACTTGTCACGCGCAACTTTCGCTGACTTAAGCCCTGAGTATTACCAGTCTATGGAAGAGAGAGGTGCGGCGTGAAAGCAATAAAACGAGTTAAAGCATTCCAAAACATTTTTGACATTTTGTTATTCGCTACACATGCAACACAACCTTTCACGATGAAGGATTTGCATGACTATGTGCTAGATGCGCCCAACAATACGATTCAGTGCTATGTGCAGGAATTAATTAAAAGCGGCTACTTGGAAAAGGACTCATACGCAACTTACAAAGCAACTCAGTTTGCAAAAGACATCCTGAATGTTAAAGGGGAGCTGAAAGCATGATCGAATTTGTAGATTACAACTCAATGATGAAGCTCCGCAGAGATTACAACCTCGGTACTCGTAATGAAGAAACAAGAGCAGCAGCGAACCTCTATGAGAAATTAAGAAAGCTGAAAATGCTAGACCAGCTTAAGCAGGAAGCCATTACTAAACGTTACAAGGAGGCGGTGTGAAACCAGAACAATTTATTCGTGAGTGGGGTATTGAGTATTCCAGAAAGTATGTAGCACTTGCTGAAAGTGAAGGTGACATATTGCCTTGGGAGAAACAGCTTAAGCAGTTGATTGCGTCACTTGATCTTATTAACCATATGGGTGGCCTATCCGAAGTTAAACGCAAATTTAGAGATAACGGTTCATGTCATGGCGAACGGATGAAAGCTTTGATCAAAGACCACGAATCAATATACGGAGGCGGGGATGAGTAAAGTTCACAATTTAAAAACTGATCCAGAAGTTTTTCAAGCTGTTGTTGATGGTCGTAAAACATTTGAGATTCGTTTCAATGATCGAGATTTCAAAGTTGGCGATGAGCTGATTTTGCTTGAGACGATACATTCAGGCGAGCAAATGAAGCAAGGCATGCCGCTTCTATATTCAGGCAATGAACTTCGTAAAACCATCTCTTATGTCTTAAGCGGGTATGGGCTGCAAGAAGGATGGGTAATTTTAGGGATTAAAGGAGCCAGCCATGAGTGAGTTTAAAGTCGGGGATTACATTGTAATTGATCAAAAATATGACAAGACCTTCATGCCCGTTTTGCAAATTATTTCAGAAGGTAAGAACTATTTCTATTGCAATGATGGGCAAGTACATAAATCGCAAATGGGACAATGGCGCAAAGCTGAGCCAGAAGAAATCGCAGCAGGTCACCGCATTGATAAACCCTCGAATTCGGGGGAATTAGAAACCCTAGACAAAC